TACGTTTCCTGTGAAGAAAGTATTTGTGTCTCGTTGGGATAACGGAGAGATCATGGAGGCTGACTTTGCACAGCTAGAGTTTAGAGTTGCAGCATTTCTCAGTCAGGACAGAACAGCTATCAAAGAAGTATCTACAGGCTTTGATGTGCATAGCTACACAGCTAAAGTTATTACTGAAGCAGGACAGAATATCTCCAGACAAGACGCAAAGGCACATACATTTGCACCTCTCTATGGTGCGTCAGGCTTTGGTCGTACACCTGCCGAAGCTGCATATTACCAACAGTTTACGACTAAGTATTCAGGCATAGGTGCATGGCATAAGCGACTCGCCAAGGAAGTCATTACGACAGGTAATGTTCGCACACCATCAGGTCGTGAGTTTGCATTTCCTTTGGCTACACGTAGAGCGAATGGAAGTATCACATACTTTACTCAGGTAAAGAACTATCCTGTGCAATCATTTGCTACAGCAGACATCGTGCCAGTATCTCTTATCTACATAGACAAGATGTTACAGGCTAATAATTTACAATCATGTGTCGTTAATACCGTACACGATTCAATCGTGATTGACGTACACCCTAACGAGAAGGAGAAAGTAATACGGATCATCAATCGTACTAACGAAGTACTGGTTGATATAGTCAATAAGAAGTGGAACATAGACTTTAATGTACCATTATTATTAGAAGCAAAAATAGGTAAGAATTGGCTTGACACTAAAGACGTAGCATGATATACCTACAATTCTAACAAAGGAGAAATAAATATATGAATCAAATAGCAAATTTAGACACAAGTAATTATGAAGCAATGGCAAAGGCAATGGGCATGAGTTCACTGGCTGTGCCGACTAAAGAGAAGACTAACTCTCTTGCAAGACTACGCATACATCACACACCTTTAATGGGTCAGGAAGAGATCAAAGGTAAAATGACTAACGTTGAGGTAGTCAGTGGTGGTACATACAAACTGGAGATTCCAGAGGGTGAGACTTACTACGCTGAGAGTGTAGCTATACGCCCCTTCCTACAGAGGTTTATGTACAAACGTTTCATTAAGGGTAATGATAACACACCTAATAGGTTTGTTAAGACTGTGATGGCAGATAATCTTAACATGGATATGAAAGACAACGATGGACAGTTTAATTGCGGTAAGCCTGCAGGTTATATAGCAGACTTTAAAGCGTTACCTGAGTCTATGCAGGATTTAATTAGACAGATAAAACGAACAAGAGTATTGTTTGGCACTGTTGATTTAGTTAACCCTGTAGATGCCAATGGTAATTCTGTAGAGGTAGAATCTACACCCTTTATATGGGAAGTAGAAAACCGTGATGCCTTTAAAATAATGGGAGATATGTTTAACAAGTTAAATAAAATGAAACGTCTTCCTGTTCAGCATTATATCAAAGCGGCTACTGAAGAAAGAAAACTGCCAAATGGAAGTTCTTTTTACCTTCCTACTGCTGAGTTAGACCTGTCAGAAACATTAGATATAGACAGCAATACTCAGGAAAACTTAGCTAACTTTTTAGCTTGGGTAACTAACTATAATGAATACATTATGGGTGCTTGGAATGAAAATATGCAGAAACATCAGTCTGTAGATACTGAGACTGTTGATGAGTTTATTGACATTAACGCTGAAGAGTTCGTATAATGAACCATCCTGCTGAACTTCCGCTACATCAGTACCTTGATAATGCATCCAATGGCAAGACAACTATGTCTGATAAAACCATTGATCGTGTTGCACAAGATATTAAGGATGCAATGAAGCGGCAGTTTGGTGGGGGCAACAAAAGGGATGAGTTTCGTCTTCGTATGTCAAACATAGGTAGACCTACATGCCAACTCTGGTGGGAAAAGAATCATCCAGAGAAGGCACTCCCGAAGCCTACCACTTTCGTAATGAACATGTTAATAGGAGATATAGTTGAAGCAGCATTTAAAGGAATACTTACAGAAGCAGGCATTAAGTTTGAGGAATCTGATACTGTATCATTGGAGCTTGATAGTGACACTAGAATTAATGGTAGTTATGATCTTGTTATTGATGGTGCATTGGATGATGTAAAATCGGCATCGCCTTGGTCTTATCAAAATAAATTCGAGTCTTATGATACATTAGCTGAAGGAGATTCTTTTGGCTACGTAGGTCAATTAGCAGGATATGTAAAAGCATCAGGCAAGAAAGTTGGAGGCTGGTGGGTTGTCAATAAAGGAAATGGAGAAATAAAGTATGTTCCTGCAACAGGATTAGATTTAAATACAGAAATAAAAAAGATAAAAGAAAAGGTTAAAGTTGTTGAGTCTAATGAGTTTAAAAGATGCTTTGAACCAGAAGAAGAAGTATATCGAGGTAAGCCTTCAGGAAATAAAAAACTACCAAGTAACTGCAAATTCTGTGATTACAGATATGCGTGTTGGGATACAATAAAGGATTTACCATCCAAAGTATACCAAGGTAAGAAGACACCCCCTACTGTGTCTTACATTGGAGAAGTAGTAGGGTGAATGGTAAACGCTTTCAAGCTGCCCTAAAGCATGGGTATAGAAGTGGGTTAGAGATGAAAGTCTCTGACTACCTAAAAGAACTGGATGTACCTGTGATATATGAGGCCATTAAGATTGAATGGGAAGACCTCATGTACCGCACGTACACGCCAGACTTTGTGTTGCCTAACGGTATTATAATAGAGACAAAAGGTCGCTTTACTGCGGCAGATAGACGCAAACACATTGAAATAAAGAAACAACACCCTAAGTTAGATATACGCTTTGTATTTTACAACAGCAGAAACAAACTAAACAAGGGTGCAAAGACTACGTATCAAGGATGGTGTGACAAGAATAAGTTTTTATATCACGACAGAATCGTGCCACTTGAATGGCTGAAAGAAAAAGGAAAGAACAAACATAAACCTATAATACAATTACCCTATAAAAAAATAATAAGGAGATAAGATATGACTATACAAGTAGATAACTTCGATGTTAATGACATTATACTGCGAATGAAACCTAATTTTTCTGATAAAGGTAAATGGAATGGTTATATAGATATGGAGATTATTACAGACAATAAACACACAATGCATAAAGACGATTACATTCAGCTTATGCAGGTTGCTTCCTTGGTTTGTTCTTCACTACCTGTTATGGAAATAAATGAAGAGTTTAGGGATATTCTTTGCGATTATGTTGAAAGTATGATAGAACATGACGATAAAGTAGAAAAGAATGATATAATAAAAAAATCTATAGCCAACGCTACAGGAAATATAATTAAAGTAAATTTTGAGAGGAGCAATTAATGAGTATTAAACCAGAATATGATGCGGTAGAAAAACCAGAACATTATAATCAAGATCACGACATAGAATGTATTGATGCCATACGTGCCGCTCTAGGCTCAGGGTTTAAAGAGTATTTACAGGGTAACATACTTAAATACATATGGAGACATAAGTATAAGAATGGTGTAGAAGATTTAAAGAAAGCAAGATGGTATCTGGATAGACTTATCGAAGCAGAGGTAAGCAATGATAGCTAAAATACTATTAACACTTGACATTGATGAAGAAGAGTATAGAATGCCTTCAGATGGAAAGATAGAACAAGAACTACAAGAAGCAGTACATGAATTTGTATATGATATAGACGGCATGGAGATTAAAGCTATGCGAATAACAACGGAGTAATTAAATGAGCAACAACTACCTACCCACCGATTACCAAGCATTTATTCATACCTCACGGTATGCTCGTTGGTTAGAAGACGAGAACAGAAGAGAGACATGGCCTGAGACTGTACGTAGGTACATGGACAATATTGTAAAGCCTATCGTAATAACTGAATCAGAATTTAAAAATATAGAGGATAGCATACTTAATCTTAGTGTTATGCCTAGCATGAGAGCTTTAATGACAGCAGGTGCTGCATTAGATCGTGACAATACCGCAGGATATAACTGCAGCTATCTACCAGTAGATGATCCAAAAGCATTTGATGAAGCTATGTATATATTATTATGTGGTACAGGTGTAGGCTTCAGTGTTGAACGTCAGTACATACAGAAACTACCTGAGATACCTGAGATGTCAGAAAGCGACACTACGGTCATAGTCAAGGATAGCAAAGAGGGATGGGCAAAAGGATTACGACAGGTACTTGCTCTACTCTGGGCAGGAGAAATACCTAAGTGGGATGTCAGTCAGATCAGACCAGCAGGAGCTAGGCTGAAGACGTTTGGTGGTAGAGCATCTGGCCCTGCACCACTGATTGACCTGTTCAACTTCTGTGTAAATACATTTAGATCTGCATCAGGTAGAAAGTTGTCATCCATAGAGTGTCACGACTTGATGTGTTACATTGGACAGATCGTTGTAGTAGGTGGTGTGCGTAGATCAGCCATGATCTCACTGTCCAATTTATCAGATGGTAGAATGAGACATGCTAAATCAGGTAACTGGTGGGAGACAGCAGGACATAGAGCATTGGCGAATAACTCTGTCTGTTATACAGAAAAACCTGACTCAGAAACTTTCATGCGTGAGTGGCTTGCACTTGTTGAAAGTAAGTCAGGTGAACGAGGTGTATTTAATAGACAGGCATGTAAAGTATTAGCAGAGCGTAGCGGTAGACGTGATCCAGACCACGAGTTCGGCACAAACCCCTGCTCAGAGATTAGCTTGAGGCCGTATCAATTCTGCAACCTAACTGAAGTCGTTGTACGTGCAACTGATACACTGAAAGACATTAAAAATAAAGTTGAGTCTGCTACGATACTAGGCACAATACAGTCTAAGTATACTAAGTTTCCTTATCTACGTAAGATATGGCAGCGTAATACTGAAGAGGAAAGGTTGCTAGGTGTAAGTCTGACAGGTGTAATGGACAATCCTATTATGACATCAGCTAACAAGAACTTAGCTAGAGACTTAGAGAGCCTTAAACAGCATGCCGTATACGTAAACTCTGTATGGTCTAAGAGGTTAGGCATTGAACAGAGTACTGCGGTTACATGCTGTAAGCCATCAGGCACAGTGTCACAGTTAGTAGACTCAGCATCAGGCATACATGCCAGACACTCACTGCACTACATTAGAACTGTACGTGGAGACAACAAAGATCCTCTTACACAGTTTATGAAGTCTCAGGGCATACCGTTTGAGCCATGTGTTATGAAGCCTGACAGCACGACAGTGTTCAGCTTTCCTATTGCAGCACCAGCTAAGTCTGTCACACGTAATGACATGACAGCTATACAGCAGTTAGAGATGTGGCTCGTCTATCAAAGGCACTGGACAGAACACAAACCTTCTGTTACAATAACAGTTCGAGACAATGAGTGGATGGAAGTAGGTGCCTTTGTGTATAGAAACTTTGATGAGATGAGTGGTGTGTCATTTTTACCACACTCTGATCATACTTATCAGCAAGCACCATATCAGGATTGCACTAAACATGATTATGGTATATTAAAAAGTATTATGCCTAGTAAAATAGACTGGTCTAAGCTGTCAGACTTTGAAGCTGAAGACACAACTAAGTCATCACAGACTTTCGCATGCACTGGCGAAGTTTGTGAAATGGTAGACATCAGTGCGTAAAAGGAGAAGTATAAATGAATATTAATATAGATGGTAAAGACTACGAAATAGATGAGAAGGATGAAAAGAATGCTGAACTTATTGGTGTTCTTGGAGTTGTAAGAACAGGCGACAATGCATTACCTTTACTGCAACACATACAGCAGTGTGTGCAAGCAGTACACTCAGGTAAGTTACAAGAGTTAAAAAACTTATTACCTAAAGAAGAAAAAGAAACTAAGGCTAAGAAATAAGGAGATAATCCATGAAAAAAAATCTAACCAGAGCAGAACGTGGCCTTGGAAAATATGATGCCCCACTGAAGGTTCAATTTCAGAAGGGCTTTGATGATTTTAAACGTGGTCGTGTAGGAAATCCATTCCATAAAGATACCATGCAACACCGAGAATGGAACAGAGGATTTAACAAAGCATGGTATGATAATCTAAAGCGAGTAACTAAGTATGAACAAACTAGAAACAGAGGTAAAAGAATGGCTGAAGGAGAAGTACAACATGTCTGACTTTAATGCTTATCAAAGATCGGCACTAAGAACTGCTGTGTATCCACCTGAACACAAGATACTTTACCCTGCACTAGGACTAGCAGGAGAAGCAGGTGAGGTAGCTAACAAAGTTAAGAAGGTTATGCGTGATGGTATAGAGAACCAACCAAATGACTGGAAAGAACAGATAGCTAGTGAGATAGGAGATGTTCTGTGGTACTGCGCTGCACTGGCACAGGATCTAAACATGTCACTAGGTATGATAGCAAGTCTTAACGAAAGAAAACTAAGTAGTAGGTTTGATAGAGGTAAGATAAACGGTAGTGGAGACAATAGATAGAAACATTTAGGGGGCTTAACGCCCCCTTTTGTTTATTTTAATTCTAGTTCACCAAACACAAAAGAATAATAATCTAATAAATCATCATCAGGATTAACAGCTTCATATTCATCTAAAGGTAATCCATATTGTGAATTTATTTTGTCGTTGTATTCTTGATACGCATCTTCCGCATATCTTTTTTGCGAACCACTTAAATTATTATAATAATTTGTTAAATTTTTTATTAAAAGTTTTTCGTATTTAGGATCGTCAGGATCTGCTCCTATAGGTATCATAGCTTTTGTTCTAGCTAATCTTTTATACTTACTTAACAATTTTGTTATTAATATTTGTCTTTTTGAATTTATTCTTTCTGAAATGTATTCGTCTGATCTTACATATTCTGCCAGTTCATCTTCTACATATTCAGACATATAAAATTTAGATAAGTTTGTTCTTTTAAAATCATTTTTTATTTTTTTAGGCGTAACATGTTTATAGTCAAAACCTAATCTTTTTAATTCTCTTTCTACATCAGGTTTGAGCCTTGCTTCATCTATGATTGCCATCTTCCATAAAGCGCCTTCCATTCCATCAATAATTTCTATTGGTCTTTTATTTTTTACACGAACTTTAGTAGAAGCTCCAGCTATGGAAGCTTTATAAGCTTGAGGGCTTGCCAGTAAATCTAAGTTTTCAGATGGGTCTCCAACTCTATATAATCTACCAGCATATTTTTTGTTCCATGGCAAGTTTGTTCTGTATATCTTTCTGTATACCTCATTGTAATCGTTATACAGTTGTGGGAATAGTTCATCAACTTGATAGTCAGCAAACTGCTTGAGTCTTGGGTCTAGCATTTGTTCTGCTCTACTCATAATCTCAGCATAATTAGAACCAAACGCAGATTCAAAACCAGGGTGGTTTGCTTCATCTTTATATTGATTGTATAAATACATTAGCTTGTT